TCCCATATAGATTTCACCTGTGACAATGTTATACAGTCGTATTTTACCATCCCACATTTTATTTTTGTAGGCTGGCATATACTTGAATCCAGGCACCTCGAATGTAAAAAAGTCATTCAACTCAGCGGCTGTTGACAGTTCTATATCTTGAAGTTTTATATAGACTTCATTTTTCTTAGATATTAGCATACTGGTATTCGTCTACTGAACCATAAGTCCCTCTGGCCAGTATGTTCCAAGATACACTCACTCTGTCGGTTTGAGTTGGTGGAACCCAATGTTGCAACCAAGATGGAAATATTAAACCTGTGCCTTGTTCTGAGTCAAATTGAAGCATTGATCCATTTTGCCAGTTTGGTCTGTTCACTGGTTTCATATGATGCGCGACTGGTCTGGGATCAAAAAATTGAATTGGTGAAGAACCTTTTTCTGTTTCGATATAATAAACACCAGACAAAATATTATTAGAATGTGTATGTGGTGGATGTGTTTGTCCAGGCCGCAGATAGTTCCCCCACATACCTGTCATTTCTAATTTGTCATATTTGTAACCTAACTTTTGTAAAATTTCAGCACTTACTTGTTTTGCAGTCTCAACTAAAGGTCTAAAATAAGACAACTTGTATAAATCACTCTCTGTCTGAACTACCTGATCTTCTGCTTCTTTTTGTCTTTTAATCCATTTTGACATTTGCAAATGATCTATCGTAGGTAAATCTAATTTAAATTTATACACCATTGTAGGAAATGCTGCGTACTCTTCATATTCAATATTTACATCAACCATGATACTATACTCCATCTCTCACCGCTTGTGACTTTTTTAACCTCATGCGGGAACATAAAATTTGATGGGAAAATTAATGCTGACCCAACTTTAGGTTTATTATAATTTACACCGGCGACATGAAAATCACCACCATCAAAATCATCATTTAAGAAAAACAAAACTGTGGCCTGAGGATAACCATACGTTTGTCCATGAGAATGGTGAATATTATCACAATGTTCTGACATGAACCCCCCAACACCATAACGGTTTAATCGGAAATCTGTATGGTGTATACAAGAAAAAAATTTTTGTTCTTTCGCATATAATTTCATCACTTTGATTACAGATTTTTTTAGAAGTGGATACGGTCTATTAACATCAACACACCAACACTCATCCATGCGAACTCTTTCATCAGAACTTTTCACTTTGCCTTTGTTGTTTGAGTAAGTTGAAGGAGTCCACTCCCAAGGGTAAGATATGATAGCATCACAATCCTCTCTATGAATTACTTTATCATAGTAACCAACCCATTCTTGCATCAGAAGCCTCCAGCCAAGAATTTTTTCCAGTCTTGCGCGTGCTTGATATCCCAACTTCTATTATCAATTGATTTTATCACCCCATCAATAAACTGTAGTAATGTTTCATAATATTCGATTTTCATTTCTAATTCTACGATATCATCGTCTGATGCGATATACACACCAAGATCAGTTTTTAAAACTTTGAGGTCAAATGGTTTTGCCGCATACACCTTTGCATCAGCCTTACCACCATAATACTCCCACTTCTCGCGGTACAACTTTTTGTGTTGTGCCTTAACTTGAAACATGAGCATACGGTACTTAGACTTATAGTCTAACCACTTTGGTTTAATGACTTGATTTTTGTAAGATTGTTGTTCTAAATTTTCATCATCAGGTATAATAAGGTCTTCTTTGGCTTCCGCCTGCAACTCACTCAACTTATCCATTTATTCTCCATTATCTTAATGTGTGTATCGTAAAGGATTGATACGAAAAAGATGCATCCACTCTTATATAGTCAACGTCTGTGGCACCTTGATCGTAAGACAACGCTCCTAGTGCCACAGGATACATGTCGCGAAACCTAACCTCTACGATAGGATTATTCTTATTACTTAAAATAGTCATCGTACAGTCAGAGGTCATAGGTCTATCACCAGTAACCCTTCCACCACTTTGACCTGCTCGTTCAGTTTTTATCTCTGTGACAGATGTTTCATCTCTAAACGTTTTAAATTCTTGTCTTGTCGTAGGAAATCCATGACCAACTAACCAATCATGAAGAGTGATATAATTTTCTAGAAACTCATCCACGATAAAAGTTACACTAAAATTATCATAAGTTAATTCATCACCAGCGATAGGAATTTGCCTAAAGGGTGTAGGAAATACTGCTTCACCCAAATTTATACTAGGCACGTTTGCTGCCACAGTGAAGAACTCAACCTTTGGAAGTTGATTGATCACAAATCTAAATTGAGTTGGACTCGCATAGTCTAACTTATCTGGTTGTCTATCTAATGCTGTTGTTGCCATACTAGTATTTATATAAAAAAAAGAGGGGGTCTATTGACCCCCTCTAGTTTATAAGTCACCTTATTATTCTTACATAAGGTTGGTGACTTTAACTCTACGGTAGTAAACGTTCACACCGTCATCAATCGACGCATCGGTGTTCTGCGTGTCACCCGCCGCAACCGCACCAGCAGTCTGAGCGAATGGGTTCACAGCCATTCCGTAACGTGTCTTGAAGCCGATCTTCGGCTGGAAGGTATTCTCACCAACCGCACGAACCATCTGAAGAGGAACGTATGGGCAGTAGAACATACCAGCGTCATACGGGGATGTTCCCTTGTAACCAACAACGTAGTACTGAGAAGCAGCAACGTTGGCGGCATACGGGTCAACATACACTTTGTAGCGTCCGTTAAGAACACCAGCAAAAGTTGTCGTTGTGTCATCAACATTCAAGTTGTTGTTGAGAGCCGGGGTGTAGTCAAGGATACCAGCCATTTGCAGAGCAGACGCAACGTCAGCAGAGCAAAGAAGCATGTTACCTTTACCACGACGAGTCTGTTGACCGATAGCATTGGCATCACGCTCAATGCCGAACATCAGACCCTTGAACTTTTCAACCGACCAACGTCCGTTGGAGTCTGTATCCAAGTCGAAGATACCGGCAGTCGTTGTGTTAACCTGTGCGCCTTTAACAGCAGCAACATAAACACGGCGAACAACTTCACGGTTAATTTCAGCAAGAATTTCTGAAGACAGGATATTCGCAAGTTCCGTCTCAGCGTCCAAACCGTGGATCGCCTTGAGGTCTTGTGCGAGTTCCATCGTGTACTCAGCTTTCAGAGCACGAGTCACCGCCGTAACGGTTGACTTGTCGATGGAGAACGCCATCTCAGCAAATGCGTTTGTGGATGTATCACCCAACGCTTCACCTTGTGCCGTTGTCATACCTGTTGCAGATGTGTAAGTACCAGCAGAAGGACTGTCGTTCAGAACGGCAGGGTTTGTTTCTGTGGAACCAACATCACCACCACCGACTGTGCCGGCGGCATTCTGGTTAGAAGCACCTTGCTGTCCGGGCAGAGCTTCGTCAACCAACGCTTCTGCACCGTCCGAAGACAGGAACGAAGCACGCATTGCGAAGATAAGACCTGTAGGACCAGTCATCGGCTGGACGCCACAGATATCATACGCAATCAGATTTGGCATTGCACGGCGAACGAGCGAAATCAGGATCGGGTCCCAATTGTCAATCGAACCACCAGTGCTGTTAATAGGAGCGGCTTCCGAAAGGAACGCACGATCTTCTTTGAGAGCCTTCTCTTGGTTCTCAAGGATAACAGTTGTGACTGCACGGCGATAGGAATCCTCAATCTTAGGAAGATCGGGGTGTTCTAGGACTGGCTGCCACTTTTCTTGTAGATGTTCTGTCTGAAACATTGTTGTTTCTCCTTTTTATTTTTCTACAGTTATTTATAAATTATGCACTTTTTGACCGACTGATTGCCGACATATACGATTTAATCGCATCAGTCGCATCAATGTCCTGTGCAGTTTCACCATTATCATCATCAATTACAAAAGAACCTTCCCCACCAGTTTTAGGAAAGTAGCTCTCCTTCAATGTGCTAAGTTTCTCTGCGAAAGACTCTTCGTCAGTAAACTCTACGTCTTCGACAAGAGAAGAAAACTTCTCTGTTTCTGTCTCAGCAAGATCGTAACAAGCTTCTGCGATTGCTCTTTCTCTCGACAAAGATTCTACCACTTTCTTTTTCTCAACGTTCTCTTCAATGATATCGTTGAGTTTTTCTTCAAGCTCGGTGATCTTCTCAGCCTGAGCCTCTAGAACGTCATATTTCTCGTCAGGAACATCAATGTAATGGTCTTCAAACAATTGTTTCAGACCAGTAATGAAGTCCTCGGCAATTTCACCCTTCAGGCCACGCTCAATTGCCAACTCGTTCTCTTGCATCCACTGCTCAACAACATATCCAAGATAGTCATCGACTTTCTCTGACATTTCTTCTTTGAGAGTTGCTGTAGCTTCTTCAAGAGAAACAACGTAACCTTCTTCCATACGCTCAATTTCACTACGAATTCTAGATTTAACCGCTGCCTCAAACACTGTTGCAGCTTTTTCTTTGAACTCTTCTGTAAGGTCTTCACCTTCCACAAGTGCTTCAACGTCTTCTTTAACACTAATTGCTTTGATCTTCTCTTCGATCTCTGCTTTCTCTGACTTGAGTTTCTTCAACTCTGCATCTTCAACAGACTCGTGAGCACCTTCCGGCTTCATCATCATCTCATACGCAGCACGAAGCTGTTCTTTCTTCATGTGCTTCATTTCTTTGTGCATCGCTGCCATGAGAGCTGCTTTAGTCCTTGGTTCTTCTTTCATATGAGAAGATTCTTCGATGACTTCCATGTCCTCTACCATGACTTTTTCTTCGATACCATGCTTGAACTGCACATCGTACCACTCAACGTGACCGTTTTCGTCAGGCATTGCATGAGAAGCATAAATTGGTTTACCCTTGCCCCAAACTGGATGTTCCACAACCACCGCGCAGTCATGGTCTTCAGAATGGCAAAGTTCTCTGATCTCATCATCGGTATAACCGACTTCTTCTTTTACTTTTTTGAGTTTAGCCATTTTTTCTGGGGCTCCTTCACCCTTCTGTTGTGCATCCCCACCAACTTCTTTTGCACCTTTTGCTGCAACATCTGTGGGAGATGATTTATCTTCTGGGCTAACAACGGCTTCTCCACCGTCTTCTTCTTTGTTAACCCCATCAGGTTTTACTTTTTGAGTCTTTTCAGCAGGAGCGGCTCCCTTAGTAGGAGCATCGTGTGCGGCTTCTTCTAGTTCCGCCAGAACCTCTGCTTCAAGTTCCTCAATGGTTTTATCTAATTCGGACATGGAGTCTCTCCTTTTTGTAATTATATTATTTATAAGTTATAACATTTTGAGGAATTTGGCGAACTCTAGTGCTTCTTGTTTCGCCTTTCTTTGACGTTGTTTAACATCAAATTCCTTTTTTAGCCCTGCAACATGTGCTTCTACCAAAGCGCCATGATTCCAGACCCACTCTTTTCCTTCCATAATACCCTCTACGAAAGCATTAGGGGCGGAAGGGTCTGCTACAATATCAGCAGCAGTTGCGAGGTAAAAATCATCTCTCACATAATTGGCACCATTTTTTTGCACTAGACTTCCCATTCCTCTTGAGGAAACTCCGAGTTTGGCACCCTCGTCCATTAGATTTTTAACGATTTCTCCCATCGGTGTAGACATAATCTTTGCCTCACCGATAAAATTTTTACCATCTGGTTTTAGTGATGTTATCATGTGTGACACTCTTTCGAGGTTCACGGTTGGTCCCTCTGGGTGACCAAGTTCACCAAACGCACGTTTCTCGTTGACGAACTTTTTATTGTACTTTGCAACTTCTCTTTCGAGAACTTCCATAGGATAAACACGGCCGTTTCGGTTCTTTACGTCTGCTTGCATAAAGATACCTTTGATTTTATAGTTCTTATCGCCGTTTTCTTTTTGTTCGCAGATATATTCTACTTCTTCTACGGCCTCTGAAAATAGTTTTACCGTTTCCATGTTCATCCCCTATGAGG